AAGAAAAAACGCCTTGAACTAAGACTAAGGGAGTGGACAGATGCCAAAGAATAATAAACGTAAGGGCGGTTTTGTTAAGAAGAACACTACGGAACGCACACAATTGCTAGTTAACGACTTAACCGGACGAACTGCGCCCGAAGGACAGTATCGAGTGATATCTATCGCTAAGGTCGGCTTTAGCTATAATCAAGAGGTATGGATAGAAGGAACTTTCTCCTCTTTCCCAGAAGCTAAGAAAGTTGCTGATGACAAAGCAGTAGATGGTGTGGTATGCTATATTCATGGTAGCGGCCCAAGAGTGCTTTATAGAGCGAGGTAAAGATGCAGAGTTTTGAGTACATTGAATCAGGGGTTTTGTTTAATCTAACTGACCCCGCCAACTTTAAAAATTTTAGATATACAGGTAAAGATTTCGCAAAGCATGGGGAAGTCTTATCATTTATTGTTGACTATGTAGATCAGTATAGGGAAACTCCTTCGGCTGCAACTCTGATTGAAAATTATCCTACACTAGACCCTTCCGCACAAACTTTAAATTATGACTATGCTGTTGATGAATTTAAAGAACAGGTTGTATATAGAAAAATTGTAAGTTCGATTCAATCTCAGAAGGATTTATTGAAAGATAATCCTACTAAAGCGTTGTCTTCTATCATTTCAAACCTAGGGGATGTGGAAGTAGAGACAGATGAGGATGTAGCTATTTACAATGACGGCACATCAGGGCGTTTAGAGGAATGGAGAGAACGAACCAGAAAGCGTAAGATGGGTGAAGGTCTAATGGGTATCCCAACCCCCTTCAAATCCTTTAATGCAACGGGTGTCGGATGGATGCCGGGAGAGTTAATCGCAATGTTTGCTCGCCCAACCGTTGGTAAAACGTGGATGTGTGTGGAAGCAGCGGCTACCGCCGTTATGAATGGGCATAAAACACTATTAGTATCTACTGAAATGACTACATCAGCTATTAGCTTACGTGCCGACGTAGTGCTAGCTAATAAGATGGGGTATAAGTTCTCCCATCAAGCCTTACGAAATGGTGACCCCATAGACGAGGATCAATACATGAAGTTTTTAAAGGAGTTAAACGGACGCTCTCTTCTAGTTTGTGATCACATTGAAGGCGAATCGACGATTTCTATAGAAAGCATTGCTAGACTGATACGTAAACATTCCCCTGACTTCGTAGTATTAGATGGTATATATTTAGTTTCATCTGGAGATGGTAAAAAAGCAATGTGGGAGCAATCTCACGCATTATTTTATGGGATGAAAAATTTATGCCTTGCAACTAACACATCTGTTTGGGTTTCAACTCAAGCGACAAGAGAGGCGGCAAATATGTTTGAGCCTCCCAGAGCCGATCAAGTAGCTTTTGGGGATGCTCTCATTAGAGCCGCAGATGTAGCTATGGCGATGTGTTTAGTTGAAGATAACGACAATAAACGTATGATGCAGATTCAAAAATATCGAGATGGAGTTTTACCTGCTGAGGAATACTACTTGCATTGGGACGTAGATTGTGGTAAAATTTATGAAGATGAGGAATTTGAACTCGTCGATGATGACGATTTAGAAGATGGTAGATTTTAATAAGGAGTACTTGTTATGGGATTATTTGATATGTTTAAAAATGCTGACGGTGTTGTTATAAAACAAGGTACGTCTAAAGGGCCGGGGAAGCCGAAGGTAGACATTACCATTGGGGATATCAAACGAGGTAGGGTGGTAGATGAAAATGGGTACAGTAGTGATATTGTATTGTTTCTACGTGCCTCAAAGGTAAAACGAGTTAGTGGTTAATTGGTCAAATTTATTACTGGATGCAGGAATAGATGTTCCTTTAGAACGTGACCAATTTAATATTTCTTGCCCGTTTCATATAGATGAATTACCCTCTTGCTCAATCAATGTAGCATTAGGTAAATGGATATGTTTTGCGGGGTGTGGGCAAGGCTCGCTAGTATCTTTTCTATCTAAGTTTACAGGGCAAGATATACAGAAGGTACAACAAAATATAGCTAACAGTGCGGTTGAATTTGACTTTGATTTCTTTGAAGATGAATTCCCAATAGACTGGATGGATAACCTTCCAAAAGAACTTAGTGAAGTTGAATATCCGGGCAAACGTCGAATGGTTCCTGAATGGATTTTCGACAGGGGGTTTTCTCGTGAAACCCTTAAGGCTTGGGATTGCGGAATGAATGATTACGGGGATTTGATTATTCCTGTTTATGATGCTAAACAACGATTAGTGGGGTGGATGGAGCGACGGATTGATGCTCTCCCTAAATATTTGTACTCTAAAGGCTTACGAAAGTCCCAACTTTTATTCGGGGAGCATAAAATACAATCCACGCAGACTATATGTATTACAGAAGGAGCATTAGATACGATGTGGCTAACCCAAAATGGTTACACAAGCATCGCTTTATTGGGAGCTTCTTTCTCATACGCACAACAAAATAGGTTAAAAGCATTACACCCTGAAGAAATTGTGTTATGCTTAGATAATGATGAGGCGGGGCAAATAGCAATTGATAAAATTAATAGTTGCATGAGGGACAGTTGTATGGTATCATGGTTAGAGTTACCTAAGAAGGTAAAGGACGTACAAGATATACGTCAACAAGCATTACTTAAACAAGTAATTGATAATAGGGTCTTTTGGTAAAGACAAAAGGAGTGTAATATGGGTGGTATTTCCGCTATACAAAATAGAGTTGAAGAACGTGCTAATCCACAATCTTCACAAGCTGCTGGTCAAGAAATCTTTTTCAAAGATGGTGACCAAGCTTTCCTTACCCCAGTTGCGACTGGTGAGGAAAACGACCTTCTTCTAGATGAGGTTTATCTCTACACTTACCGTTCAGGTAACCGTTGGATTAACCTATTGAAGGATGACGATGTAGACGCATCAGAGGTTCCCGATAACATAAGAGCGTCTCACAAGTTTGCTTTTTGGGCATATGTTCACGACATTATGCACACAGAGAAACGCTTCGATGATTGGGATGAGGTAGAAGGCCCACAGGGGAAGAAGTTATTTGTGCAACACATCAATGATTTTAAAGTTATCCCACTAGGATTCGGACGTAGTAATTATATCTGGAACCAGTTGGTAGACGTTTACAATGATTGGGGTTCTTTGAACAAAGGGGTAATACGTGTCAAGCGTACTGGGACTGGTATGTATGATACGTCGTACACACTAACAGCTACCGCTAGAAACACTGACGTTCCTGCTGATAAACTAGCTACAATTCCCGAACTTGTGGGGATTAAAGATTACTATAAGGATCGTTACGGTCAGGTTACTCAACCTACCCCGTCAAGTGAAGGGGTGTCCTTAGAGGCAGGGGAAGTAGCAGAAAAATTTGACGATCTCTTCAACTAATGCTAGTTACTCCAGACACATACGAATCAGTTCTTGCAGACCTTGAACAGTATACAACTTGGGTTGTAGACGTAGAGACCAATGGTCTGGAGTGGCACGGCAAAAATCAGATTTGTGGGATTGGGGTAGCTGTCGAAACAGGGGATACGTACTATTTCCCGTTTAGACACTACCCCTCTCTCGAAGCTGTGAATTTACACCCCCCACAACTGTTCCAACTAATGGAAGCTATGAACAAGCGTTCTACCCTTATTGGGTATAACATCAAATTTGACTTACATTTCTTAGAGAATGAGGGTCTTGTTGTAGCCGATAAAGAACTTATTGATGTAATCGTATTAGTTCGTCTTACAGAACCCGCTGACATTAGAGAATTTTCTCTTACCGCTACAATTAAACGCAGCTACGGCGAAGAAGCGGCAGCATACGATATAGACACAAAGAAAATCCTACGTAAGAATAAATGGAGCAAAGATTTTTCTCAGGCCCCCCCTACAATTCTAGGCCCTTATTGTGAAAAGGATGTTGAATATACGTGGAAACTATATCAAGATCGTTTAGGAAAACTAGAACAAACTAAACAAACAAAGATTTTTGATTTAGAAAAAGAGTTAACTCACGTTTTATATACCATGGAGAAACGAGGATTGCCTGTAGATAGTAACTATGCGCTACAAGCGGCTGGTAAAATATTACAAAGGCAAGAACAAATTAAAGATAGGATATATAAGATAGTTGGGCATGAGTTTCTAATTACAAGTTCCCCACAAGTTGGTGCGGCTCTAACATCATTAGGAATTGAATCTGTTGTAAAGACTAGTAAGGGTAATGATTCTTGGGGCGAGGAAGCTTTAGCCCGAATCAACCATCCAGTAGCGGGGTATCTCCGACAATATAGAACTTTAGATAAGCTACGGGCAACTTATCTTGAACCCTATTTTGATAAAGATGTAGTACACACAACATTTTGTAATTGGGGAACATTAACGGGGAGACTTTCCTCTAGAGACCCTAACCTACAGAATTTACCTAGAACGCATTTTAGGCTCTCTGATGACCCTCTAACTCCTGATGAGAGAGGGGTGGTACGTGGGAGAATCTCTGCGGCGGTATCCGCTAAAGGAGGCACCCTCACAGAAGAGTTATCAGATGATGTGGTA